GAAAATCACAACAATGAAATTACACAAATGAAATTACAAACATGTAGTTACACTAGTGTTCAGGAAAAAACTGGAACCATCCTGCGGCCCCCACCCCCCCCGACTGCCATAAAACACAGTCGTTTCAGAGATTTTTGAGATTTTTTTGAACCCGTTTGGGCAGAGTTGTGGGCTTGCAGCCTGCAATTGTGTTTTACCCTGTAGGGTTGTTGGGAGGGGATACTTTTGTTCCCCTCTGTTTTTGACACCTTGTGGGTGTCTGTTGGATTTCGCAGTATTCCCGCTGCGGCGGGCTGCTACATCCGTTTGGAGGGTTTGTCTAGATCGTCTTGGTATCCTTCGCCATCTTTTTTGGATGGCGGGCGGATACCGAAGAGGCCCACCCCTTAAGGGGGGTGGGCCGTTGTGAGGTATCCTTTGGTCGTCAGACCTTGTTGGTCTTCCTCCCATAGTTTCCCCGACTGTTGGGGGGTGTCGCGAGAATTGTTTTCGAGCTTCTCGCTACTGCCCGCCTAGCGCCGAGACAGGTGCGCACTCCCGCTTCTTCCTGTCCATCGGTGGCTAGGACTTGTGTTTTGTCCATCCGCCTGGATGGGCTGCCTGAGTCGTCACAGGCGGTTCCTTACGCCGCCTGTACTTATAGGCATAAAATGTATCATCATGGCGTTGGGGGTCTTGGTGGATGATACTTTTTATGGTAGTTATTGATGAGTGATGTTACTCCCGAGGGGACCGAGGTAACTCGGTTTTGGTTTCAGCCTCGTTCGGGTTCGGCGGATGATTTGGCGTCGAGGGTGAAGGCGGCGGGGCATCTGCATGTGGTTGTTCGTGGCGGCCTTGTGGGGCTGGTTCCTTTTGAGCTTGTTAAGGACGCTTGGGGGTGGGTGCGGCGTATGCAGAACCACTTTCAGGCCGACTTCGTGAAGTCGGAGTAGACGTGGAGAGTATTGGTTCTTGTTATAGGTGTAAGGCGTCTTTGTACGCTAGTGATGTTGTTCGTACGTTGCCGATACCTAAGGCTCCGCATCATGTGGCGCTGGTTTGGTCTTGTCCTTACTGCGCTGAGGCAGGTAGGTTCGCTGCTGAGCGTGCTGCCTGGCAGGCTTTGAAGCAGGCGGCGTCGTCGGAGGAGGACCGCCTACGCAAGATCATGATCGCTGCGCAGATCGAGTTGGATGCTGTCGATACCGTCGATGATGTTGTTGCTGTGTTCAATTCGTATGGTCCTCCCATGATGGAGGTTCCGCCGCATCGGGGGTGCGGTTGTAAGTCTTGTGCGTCTAGGAGGTTTTATGGCACAAAAGGGTAAGAGGATTGCCGATGAGGTTCGGCAAGAGTATTTGGAGTGGCTGATGACGCCGCCTACTGAGCGTGAGCCTCGCACTAAAAGCGAGGTCGCTGCGGTGCTGGGGGTGTCTGAACGCACCTTGTACAACTGGGAGAACAGCGAGGAGTTCCAGTCCGCTCTGAGGGGCGCCAAGCTAAAGTGGGGCGCCCGCATGGTTCCTGAGATTCTAGGGGAGCTGATGCGCATCGTGAACTCCGCTCCGAAGGAGTCTGATCGCGTGTCTGCGGCGAGGGTGCTGCTCAATCATCTCAATGTGGATGTTGATGATAAGACGGATGTGCCTACGTCTGAGCAGGTGGCTGCTGTCACTAAAGCATTGGAGGATGCGGGTTACCGCGTTATAGGTGAGCAAGGGTCTAACTGAGGCTCAGAAGGGGCTGCTCATTGCGTCGCAGCAGTCGAAGGAGTTCTTCTTCGAGAACTTCTACATGGTCCCTGATATTCAAGCTGGCGGTCTGAGGCCGCTTCGTCTGCGCGACTATCAGAAGCAGATTCTCGCTGACATTGAGGTCCATACTAATATTGTTGGTTTGAAGGCCCGTCAGATTGGTTGGACGACTATTGCTGTGGCGAACGCTCTGCATGACGTGTTGTTTAATGAGTGGCGCCCTTGGACGTTCATTTCTCGTAATGAGAAGGCTGCGCAGGACATGGTCGGTAAGGCCATTACTGCTTATTATCGTCTTCCTGGTTGGATGCGTCGGGCTTTGCCTTCGTTGAAGGCTGAGACGCAGGGCAGCCTCGTGTTTTCTAATGGTTCCCGTATCGTGTCTGAGCCTGCTACGGCGTCTTCGTTCCGTGGCGACGCTGTGTATGGGCTTCTGATGGACGAGTGTGCGTTCATGGAGTACGCGGAGGAGATTTGGGGTGCGGCTGAGGCTGGTGTTTACGGCCCCCGCATGCTGTTCTCCACGGCGAATGGTATGGGTAACTTCTTCCATGACATTTGGTTGGATTCTCAGAAAGAGGATTCGGTGTGGCATGGCATCTTCTACCCGTGGAATGTTGTGCCTTCACGTGACGAACAATGGTATGATTTGAAGAAGCGTGGCTATAGGGGCCGCGAATGGTTGTTCTACCAGGAGTATCCTTCTACCCCTGAGGAGGCGTTCGCTAAGTCTGGCCGTGTGGCGTTCCAGGCTGATCTTGTCTCGCAGGTGTTCGAAGAGATCGAGCCTGAGGCCCGTTATTCGTGGACGATCGGCGGCACCGCTACACCCATTGGCCCTAACGATGACGCTGATATCGTCATCAACATGTGGCGTAAGCCGTTTATTCGCGAGGACGAGCATGGGCGTATGCTTGTTAAGCCGAACTATGTGGTGGGTGTTGACGTGGCTGAGGGTTTGGAGCACGGCGACTTCTCGTACATTACTGTGTTCGATGCGATTAATAATGAGCAGGTGGCGTCTTGTAAGACGCATATGCCTGTTCATTATTTGTCTGAGGTTGTGGAGTGGCTCGCTTACGAGTACTATCAGGCGTTGATTATTATTGAACGTAACGCTGCTGGCCTTGTTCCTATCGGCCAGATCGCGATAGATCATTGGTATCCCCGCATGTACCGTATGGACCGTTTCGCTACTATGCCTACGAATGTGGATCGTACCCCTGAGTATGGTTGGCGTACGTCGGCTAAGACGAAACCGAAGATGGTTTTGGATATGCAGTCGGCTATCGCTGACGGCGACATTATCCTGCACGATCCTGAGTTCTGTCTTGAGGCTCAGACGTTTATTGCTGACGGTAGGGGGTCGTATGCGGCCACGTCAGGTAACCATGACGACGTGATTATGGGTACGCTCATCGCGTGGCAGGGTGTTTTGGATTCCGCGCAGTATCCTGTGACGTGGCGGGACAAGAAGATTCGCCCCCTGTCTCACGAGGAACTCGATTCGGTGTTTTTCCCTCCTGGGGAGCCTGACGACCCGCTGAATAATCCCATCGGGCAGGTCAAGAGAGAGAAGGCCGAGAAGTCTTTTGTTTTGTTGCCTGGGAATTTGCGTCGTAGTCCTTTCGCTGAGGACGAGCAGTTCGATTTGTGAGCGGAATGATACTTTTTATTTGTTAAGTAGGAGTGATATATCGTGCCTAATGGAAAGAACCTTGATCAAGGTCGCAGTGGTGGCGCTAATAGGAAGGGTAAGGAGGGCAATCATCTCGATGAGGCCCGTTCGGGCGGTGCCCGCACCAAGCCTTCTGGTAGTCATCTAGACCAGAATCCTAATAATAGGAGTAAGCCTAGTTCGCAGGATCATCTTAACCCGCCCCGCGAGTCGGTGGCGGGCCGTAAGACTGCTGAACGCGGCGGTCATAATCGTGTTGGTCATGATAGGGTTAACCCGACTGCTGGTAAGTCCAAGTCGGGGAACCATCTTGATCCGCATCCTAGCCTTAAGAAGAGATGAGTCTTCATCAGGAACGTACGCATCCCGAGTATGTGGAGGGATGCTTTGGCTGTAAGATTAGTAGTGTGAAGATCGGCGGTACTGCTGCGCTTAGGCGTGAACGCGAAGGTGTTGATGTCACTAACGGTAAGGGTACGGCGACCTATGTGAAGGAGATGTACGCTAAGATGCGTGCGGCGGGGCGGCCTGATCCCCGCCCGCAAAACAAGAAGGCAGCTAGGTATGCGCCTGCTGCTGGCCCGCTGCTGAGAGGTAGCAAGAAGTATAAGGAGGCCAACAATGGGCTGTGAGGGGTACGAGCTGCAGCAGTGTCCTGAGTGTTGGGCGGTTTACGAAGTTGATACTAGTGGCCTTTTTGTTTGTGGTGGCCAGGATGCCTGGCATGATCCAGTCGTGATGTGGCCGAAGCAGTGGGTAGCTCAAGGGGGGGTGATCTAACCTGCCTGCGACTGTCGGATATCCGAAGAACAATAAGATACGTAAGAAGCTCTCCAAGGAAATGGAGGGCAAGCTTCAGTCGGCGCGTGACCGTCTCATGCAGGGCATGGACTACCGTCGGATGCGGCGGGAGGACGCGTGGCGGCAGTCGGTAGCCCAATACGAGAACAAGACTGGCTGGGAAAGGCGCGAGGACGAGACGATGGATATCGTCAACATCAACGTCTCTTTTTCCACGATCAACACGATCGTTCCTTTCGTGGCTGATGAGAACGCCGAGTTTATTGTTCGCCCGTTTTCGGCGGATTCTTCTCCTGAGAACGCCGCGATTCTCGGAACGTTCCTTAACAATCTTTGGCGGTCCCCTGAGCTGGAGGGCCGCATTGATACTGCTAACGCTGTGTGGGATTCGCTCGTTTACGGCGACGGGTTCGTTCACGTCGGCTGGCAGATCAAGGAGGAGCCGCTGTATTCCGCCAACGGCGACCTCCTAGAAGGCCGCGGCGTCGAGAAAGCTGTGTACGACGTTCAGCGCGTCAACCCCTGGGACGTGTGGATTGACCCCTACTCTGATGGCATCCACAACGCCCGCTGGGTGTGCCGCCGCATCCTCGTTCCCGTCGAGGAACTTAAGAAGGATGACCGTTACACGATGACCGCCGAACTCATGGGTTCGGATTTTGGTGCAGCGACTGACGGTTTCGATCCCGAAGACAGGGACCGCATTGACTATTTCTCAGCCGACGGCGGCTGGATAGCGCTCTACGAATTCTACGACCTCGTCGAAAATTGGATGCTGACTTTCCCTCTGGACTCTCCGCTTCCCGTGCGTTACATAGAAGCAGTGAAGTGCCCGATCATTCAGCTCGGGAACTACCGCATCCCCAACTCCCCGTATCATATTGGCGAGTTGGAAATGATCGCTTCTCTTCAGGACGAGTTGAACAAGACTCGTTCTCAGATGATTACGCATAGGCGGCGTAACATTTCCAAGTGGCTGTACCGCAGGGACCGTCTCGACGAGGACGCTATTATGGCCATGAAGTCCTCGATTATCAATGACGCTATCCCTGTGGACGGCAACGAGCCGTTTGAGCGGCTTGTGCAGCAGCTTACTCCCACGCCTTTGTCGGGGGATATCTACAACGTTGACAGTATCATCCGTAACGACATTAACGAGATTACTGGCGTGAACGAGTATTTGCGTGGTGTGCCTCAGGATATTTCTCGTACCGCTACTGAGGCGTCGATTATTGAGGGCGCTACGAATGTGCGGACTCGGCACAAGCTCATTCAGGTGGAAACTTTTATGCGGCGCATTGGTCAGATGCTTCTTGACATTATGACCGATACGTTGCCTATGACTGACTTCGAAGAGTTGAGTATGTATGTGTCTGGCCGCCAGGCGCAGATGCTTAACCGTCAGCTTGGGAACCCTGACGTTAACACGGATTTGACTATCACTCCGACCCCTGAGACGTTTCAGGGACGGTATGTGGTGGATGTGGAAGCGGGTTCTACGGAGCTTCGCTCCCCTGAGCGTGAAGCTCAGAAGTTTAAGGAAATGGTTCAAATCCTTATGAACGCTTTCCCGATCTTGTCGCAGTTGGGGATCACGATCAATATTCGTCATGCTCTGGAACTGTGGTTTGAGGCGGAAGGCATTCAGGACATTGATGCCATGTTCGAAGGTGACGATAATCAGGAGATGTTGCAGCAGATGGCGCTTATGGCGCAGCAGCAGCGGGCTCTGCAAGGGCAGATACCTGGCGCTGATGTGGTGCGTGGCGCGCCGACTTCTCCTGGCGATCCGAGGGCGGCGACTACGCGGCCGCCCGCTGAGCAACCTGACCCGTCTAATTCGGGCATGTTGCCTAGCCGTTATTAACGGCGTAACGTAATACATTTAATACCATTTATAGGAGTGAATTAACTTTATGGCTAAAAGCACTGGCGTAGGACTCGCTGAGTTGGAAGCTGCTTTTGCTGAAGCTGAGGATGCGGTGGCAGCCGAATCCCCTGAGCCTGCCAGCTCAGGAGCGCCAGCTAAGGCTCAAGCGCCCACTAGCGAACAACCTAGCGCCGTCGAGCCCGAGGTAGATGAAGATGTTGGTCTCTTGTCTATCTTGGAAGAGAACCTTAACGAGGACGAGGATGGTGAACAACGGCGTCCTGTGGACGACGACTCACCGACCCACTTTGTTAATGGTGAATACCTGACCACTCAGGAATTGATTAACGGGTATATGCGTCAGAGCGATTATACGCGGAAGACGCAGGAACTCGCTGAGGAACGTGACCGTCTACGGTCGGCGGAAACTCTGTACAATGCTATTCAGGAAAATCCAGTTGAGACTATCCGTATGCTTGCGCAGCGTTTCAACCTGGGGCAGCCTTTGCTGGCTCAGCCGCCGCAGGCTGGTAGGCCGCAGGAAGCGTCTATGAACATTGATGAGCTTGTAGCTCAGAAGGTTCAGGAGATTCTGGGGTCCGATCCTCGCATTGCGGAAGTTCAGTCCTTGGCTGCGACGCAGGCGGAGGAAGCTCAGTTTTCGCAAATTGAGCAAGACTTCGACGTGAAACTTACCGCCAAGGACCGTGAGCTTGTTAAGCGGCATGCCGCTGAGAAGGGAACTGACGACCTTCGGTTCGTGTTCTCCGCTCTCATGCAGGAAGCGCAGCTTCGCAAGGCGCGGAAGGAACAGCTTCGTAAGGCCGCCAGCGCTACTGGTCGCAGGTCCGATGACGGCGAGCAGTTTGTTCCCAAGAAGGAGTATGAGGACTTCTGGGAAGCTGCACGTGACACAATGAAAGAGCTTGGTTGGGAATAAACTAACAAAGAAAGGAATGAACTAGATTGGCTGGACATCCCGACTATAATCGTCTTCTGACGATGACGATTGAGAAGATCATCCCCCGTGTGGAGGATCAAATCTTCGGGTCTAAGCCTTTCCTGTTCGCCCTCACGAACTTTGGGAATGTTGAGACACTCGACGGCGGGACCACTATCGAGCAGCCGCTTATGTATGCGGAGCTGCGGAATCAGGGTTCTTACTCGGGTGCCGATACGTTCCTGACGGAAGAGGACGAGGGTCATACCCGAGCGGTGTTCGAGTGGAAGCAGTATTATGCGATGCTGGTTCTTAAGAACATCGATCTGGCGAAGAACTCTGGCCCTTCCGCTGTTCTGAGGATCGTGGACCAGGAGCTACGGCGTGCTGAGCTTTCCATTTCTGAGGAGCTTGACCGCATTTTCCTGAGCGACGGAACAGGCAATGGCGGCAAGGACTTCACTGGCATTAAGAAGATTGTTTCCGACACTATCCCTTACGGCGGGATTGATCCTACTGTTGGCGGCAACGAGTGGTGGCGGTCTAAGGTTACTACCTCGTTTGGCGATCTGGAGGATTTCACGGCTTATCGCAGTCTGTATCTGGACACGTCTGAAGGTAATGATTTTATCACTAACTTCTTCACGACCCAGGACATTTATGCGAAGACTGATGAGCTCTTTGAGGATCGTCAGCGGTTCGAGGACCCGACTATGGCCGACCAGGGGTTCATTACCATCAGCTACCATGGTGTGCCGATCACTTTCGATCGGAACATCGACGAGGGGACACTTTATGGTCTCAACATGAAGTACCTCCATCTGTACAAGCTGGGTAATACCTGGTTCCGTCAGAGCGACTGGAAGGAGCCTATCAACCAGGACATTCGTATGAAGAAGATTCTTCTCTACGGTGAACTGGCTTGCTCCAACCGTAAGCGCCAGGGCGTGATCACTGGTATCACCATCCCCGCCGCCTAATAGGGGCAAGGATGATTAGCTGAGGGGACTTCGGTCCCCTCAGCGACCCGAGAGAGAGCGTTATGGAAGACAGACGAGCGTTTAGAAACTTTAAACGCAACACGCCGACCTTGATCCAGGATCGGTCGCATTCCCGTCAGGGGCGGCCACAGGGTACGGGGCGGCTGAAGGAGCTGGGCGTATCCGTGGAGGGTCGCCCAGTGCAGTATTATCCGATCAAAAAGAAGGAGCCTGCTAAGAAGCATTGCGCAGGGATTGATGGTCCCTGTAAGGCGTGGCCCGTGAAGGGCGACGCCTATGGGCTTTGTGCAGGGCATAGGCGACAGTTTGACAAGGCAAGAGCTGAGAGAGCAGATACGGATGACGACTCTTCTGGAGTCGAATAACGTATCTGACAC